TAATTCTTTAATACCAATTTTAGGATTTTTTTCATCAACAACAATGTGATAATAAATTCTACCATCAATGTACCAACGCTTAAATAAATCATCAGATAAATTATTAAAATTTAACAACTTTAAAATATTATTAAATTCATCAATAATTTTTCTTTTAATTGTTTCTGGTTGTTTTAGTTTATCTAAAACAATGTCAACTGTGCGGCCAGTTACATCATGTGTAATTGCTTCATTGACAATATCATCAATTGCCATTTCTAGCTCAGGATGATTTGCCATCTCACGATATCTTGTGATTAATTCCAGTTCATTGCGAACTGCGCCTTCTAAATCAACATAAGTTCCAAAATAAGCATTTTGGGTAATAGTTACCGCACCATCATCTATAGACGCTGTTGGAAGCGTAAAAGATAATTCTTCAGGTTTTTGCACCTGAACAATATCTTTATTACCAAGTGTAAATCCAAATAATTTTATTGCAATTTTAGGTGCCTCAATTCCATATCATTATATACCATATACCAAATTATTCCACTTTGATTAAATTGTACCTGGAAACCCGCTTGTCTGTGTGGGCGCATTGCTAACACCAGCAGTTTCGTTTGAAGTCCAATATTGATATGAAAGCGTTACAGTGAATTCTTCAATTGCATCATTACTACCCCAATCAACATCAATTGCTGAAACTTCCGTAGGAAATAATCCAACAAAGTTATATGTTTTAATTAAATTACCATTTTTTCCATATTGATAAACTTGACCATCTTTAGTATAATCTAAAGGTGCGTTTGCTACTGGATTTCTGATATTTGAAACATGACTGTTAATACCACTCATCCAAGATTCAAAAGCATTTCGAATCAAGAAATCTTCATCATTTATAATTGTTACTGTCCAATCAGCAAAAGTTCTATTACCTGCAAATTTTAATTCTCTTCCAAAATATTGTGCGGTTACACTTCCTAAAGTTGAACCAGGTAATTGTGCAGTCTTACACATGAATCTTGTCTTCTCTGTAGCTTTTTTTGCATTATCTGAACCTCCCGAAGCAAAGTCCGGAAAATTCAACGCAACTTCAAAAAGATTTGCTCTGGCTCCATCACCAGTCAGCTGACCGCGAAAAGCGTTTACATTAAATGCCATTATTTTTCTCCTATTTTTTTTTATTTATTAGAATCGTCCAACAATTTCTTCAAAACTTACACCAGATCGCACTGCAACAAAATTAAGTTGAACAAAGTTTACTGAACGTGCAGGTTTAATGTAAATATCACCAACAAATTGATTTAAATCAATAACATTTGATGTATTGTTTGAACCATCACAAATAATTCTGAAATCTGTTATACCACGGCGACCTTGTACATCACGCAAGAACGGTTCAATTAGATTAACAAATTGTGATCTTGTAAATTGATCATTAAATTCAAACATAGAATTTCTTGCTGCACGAGCAATAGCTTTTTCAAGAACAATAAACAATCTACGAACATTGATTCTATCAAATACAGATGGTCTACTTAATAGTGTTTTATCACCATATAGAACGGTGCCTTCACCAGGAAAACTCACAACTGGATTAACACCAACAACATACAAAGCATCTCTTTCAGCCTTTGTTGGATTCCATGAAAGTTTGATAGAATTTTTAATAAGTCCACGATTAAAACCACCAGGAGAATACCATGGATCTCTTTCTTGGTCTGTTCTGGCACATAGACCAGCAATATCACCATTCAATGGTACCCAACGATATACATCATTGTATCGGTCATATTGATATTTGTAACCAGAATCAAGAACAGCAAATGAAGATGAAGTTAAACCAGAACGGAAATTAGTAACAGCCGTTGATTCTGCTCCATAATTATTTACAACTGAAGATTTAGTTGGAGATAAAAAGACCATACAATCTTTTCTGGTTTCGCATAAACTAATTAAACTTGTAGCAACTGTTGCATTTCCAGAACCAGAAACCATTAATGAAGCATCAACAGCATCTGCATTTGCAAAGTAATTATAACCAGCAATAGTTTCTACATTACCTATTGTGCCATCAAATCCACCTCCAAATGATGCAGAATATGGTACTCTTAATTCAGAATAAACGGTAGATGAAGATGTGTTGCCAAATCCCGCAGTAAATCCTGGTTGATGCCCTGTCCACCAAACATACTCGGATTGGTCATTTATTTTAGTAACATAATAATTTGAAGAACCATCTGCATTTTTAGCATCTGTGTATCTGGACGCAAACGCATATTTTTCAAGAACTGTGTTAGCTACACCATTAGAAAGAAGTCCTTTTTCATCAACAACAATAACATGCAATTCATCACCACCAGCGGCACCAGCATTGGTTGTATAATCTGAAGTACCTGGTGCAACACCAAACTGATCTGCATATTGCCATTTACGCAATATAGGAGTACCAGCAACAATAGCGGCACTTGTATTTGAAGTTAGTATAATTGCAGTAGTATTAACAGAAGCCACACGAATATATGTTGTTCCAGCATCAAAAGAAACTAAATCACCAGCGATTAGATTGGCTCCAGCATTTGCTGTTCCATTAATATTAATAACGGTCTGAGAGGTAGCCTGTGCGTTGGCTCTAATTGAGTCGGAAACAGTTAAATTAGATGAAAAGGCCGTATTAGATGTGCAAATAGAAACACGCAAAGTATTACCAGCGGCACCAGCATATCTTGCAGTAAAGGGTCCGTTGCTGGCATTTGCCGTTGAATGATTGGCTAGATAATCTAATTCATTATCAATTAAAATACCTGCACCATTGGCGGAAGCATTCAATGTTGATGTGGTATTGGCCGCACGAACTACTCTTAAATTTCCTCCATATGAAAGAAAGTTGGCGGCAGAAAACCATGATTCATAATTTGATGAATTTGGTTCTCCAAATCTAGAAACTAACTGGGATTCACTTGTAATAGTCGTTACTTCACGGGTTGGACCCCAAGCAAATTCTCCAGAAAATGCGCCAGTTGATGTACTTACTGATGGAACAATTGCGGTCAGATCGACTTCTGATACATTTACTCCGGGTGATAGCTGAAATGCCATGGATTTCTCCTTCTTGTTATTAAATCAAATATGTTTACAATTTATGTTCTATTTAGTTTTTTACAATCTTGAAGAAATGTAACCTTTTTCGGACCACATATCGCCACTTTCTACAAGAACTTCTTCTTTTAAACCGTCATCTATAATTCCAACAGGGGTTAAATCTTCTTCTACAAACATATTTTGTTCTAAAAGCATAAGCTTACGAATGTCTATATTTGTAGAATCTTTAAAATAACTTTGAGCTGTCAACCAAGCAAAAATAACCAAACCCATTACCAAATCATCATTGTTTCCTTCTTCTGCTGCATAACTGTCACGAACACGAACAAATGTGTTCATTTCAGCAATAGTATCAAAATCATTAATAATTAATTTATTATTTTCTACCAATGTTTTTAAGTTGGCACAACCAATCTTTTTTACAGTTTTTGTGGTTCTAAGACCAAAAGATGTTGATTTTTTAAACCCACCTGAAATACTTTGGCCTTTAATGTGATGGTGTTCTAGTTTATAAATGTTTTCATATTCTAAATCATAGTGTAAAATATCAACCACTTGCTGGCCAATATTGTTTGTTTCTATTAATGCAAAAGCCTCGTTATATTTTTTTCCGACTGAGTAAATGATAGTTGGAAAAAACAACAAAGGTAATTTATTATTCCTATATTTAGCAACTTGCCTATATGGTGTTTGAGACACATCAAGTACGTTAATTGTTGAATAATCTTGTTCCACTCCCTCAGCACAATCCACTGTGGCAATATAGAGGTGGTCTTTAATAGGTTCTTCATATATATCAAATCCATCATTTGAGGATAATGGGTTGTGAAATGCTAAACTCCTAAGCTTAGCGCCAGAAATAAGAGTGGCTGATGAGCCGATAAACTCGGTTTCAAATTCCTGCCTAAACTGTTCTTCAGAAGTGTTTCGTATTGTTTCATTTTTCCAATCTTCATCTCGACCTGGTACTTGTGACCAATGAACTTCTAATGTTTTATATGATGAACGATTTTCAAAAGCATCTGTCCACATTTTATAGAACATATTCAACCCATTTGGTGTTGAAACTATAATAACTTTAGTGGTTTTACCAGATGAAATAACAGGATATGTTGATTGAAAAAACTCTTGGGCCATATTGTGTGGTACAAAAGCAAACTCATCAAGGAAGATAAGGTTGTATGAACCACCACGAACACCTGATGCACTTGTTGCATATGCAAACACCATAGAACCATTCTCAAGTTCTATGTTACCTTTATTCCATACT